ATTCCCAACCAAAGCACTCCCCGAGAAAGTATTCGTGCAGGTCGTCTCGTGTCCATCCTGCCAACGCCTCACCGCCGCCTTCTAGAATCGCAGGGTATGCCACGCCCCACAGAAAGCGGTTCTGTTGATCGGTGCGCGGCTTGCGCCATTCCAGCACCTCTATGCACCACGCACGGTCAGACGATAGCCCCTGCACCATGCGTGCGGTAGCCGTCGCCAACTGCTCGGGCGTCGTGCCTTTGGGGAATACGCGTTTCAACGGCTTGCCTCTAGCCACTCCTTGCCGTACTCCACATCTGTCCAATCGGCAAACCACGGGCCGCCACGGGTGAAATGCACCGCTATGGGGTTTGGGCAGTCATCCTTCGTATGCCACCCTTCAAGGTAATTCCACGCCACGGGCAATTCCCCAATAACATCATCCGTAAGCCATTGAAATCGGTGCAGATACATACCCGTCTGCGTGTTGACCACCTCGGGCGTTAGGCTCTTGACTTGTTCGTGGCCGCAGTTGATAAACATGAAGCTAGACCAATTTTTTTTGGGATACAGATGTTGCGCGCGGTTGTCCATCTTGACGGTTTCAGTAGGCCGGTAGTCGTGCTTTACAAGAAAGCAGGCTTTTGCCCCGTCGGCGTAGTCAAGCAGTCCCGCAATGTCCCCCCGGAAAAGAAAATCGCAGTCCACAAATACCGCCCAACCGCTGTATCCGGCAAGATACGGCGTCAGGAACCGGGTAAAGGAAAACTCCGTAGACGACAGCGGATCAGCCTCTCGCGTATACAGGCCACGACTCCGAAGTTCTGACTGTTTGATGGGTTTAATATCAAGAAACTCGGTGGAGTGCCGCGCCATAGACTCTCGGCAGACCTGATATGCGATGTCCTCGCGGCTGTCGTAACCAATAAACACTTTCATAACCGTTCCTCAAAGTCTATGTATCGCCAGCCTAGGTACTCGGGTGTCACGGCGTAAACGTCATAGTCATACCCACGCTCCCGATCCACTATTTTCTGAACACGCCAATCGGGGAACGTCGTTTTAACGTCCACCAACGCCGCTACGGTCATGCTGGCGTTGACGATGTAGTAGTAGTCAGGGCGAGGATCGGCGGCATCAAACGACTTCTTGGCGCAAATAGCGGCTGTCTCAAACGGCCACGCCTGATACCCGAAATCGTGCTTGATGTGCTTCACCTCTATGCGCTTGCCCGAGGCGTATATGTCTCCCCTATCGGCAAACTCGGCTCGGTCGGCAAAATCTTTTGCCATGCGCCGCTTGGGCAGCGTCACGGTATGGCCGATGTTGAGGAGATAAGTCGCCACGACAATCTCTGCCGGGCGACTCGCCCTAAACCTCGCCTCAAAGTCAGAATGGGGTGTCAAGGTCATCCCAATTCTTCTCGGTTATCTCGGGCTTCTTGGTGGCTTGCTGCTGCGGTTCGCCTTGCCGTGACAACTTGCCCTCACCCTTCGCCTCAATCTTGATGCTCATGTACTTGTCACCCGTCTTTTGGCTGGCTTTAATCCAAGCCGACAGGTTGTAGTCCACGTTGTTAATCACCGCCGAGCCACGGTAGTCAGGGCGCTTTTCATTCCCAGATTTGTCATTACGGAATAAAACGCCTTTCATGTTTGGATCGTATTGAGTCACAGCTTCAACTCCTTCAGCTTGGTTACTTTCTCGTCTAGTTCTGCGAGGAACTTGCGTACCTCGTCCTCCAACTCGGCAATGCGTTTATCGTCACGCGGAACCCGCACGATCAGCATTTGCAGATGCTCGGGTAAGCGGCTGTCGTAGCTCACAAAGTCGCACCACGGTCGGTTGGTGCAGGCCATCTGCCATTGCATCTGCGTGACGTACTTTTCGGGCGGCTTACCGGCTAACAGGTACTCCAAATGGGTCGCCGTGTTGGGACACTTAAACTCCACGCAGCCTTCGCCTACCAAACCGTCTGGGGACGCGCCTGACATGGCTATCGCCGGGTGGTCTATGAAGCCCACCTCCTCCACCAATTCGCCTGTGCGGGCGCTATAAGCGGCTCTAGCGTGTGGCTCCTGCTCTACGCCCCACTCCATTGCGGCGCTGCTGAACCCCGCCGCCTTCTGGCCCGTCAGCCGTTCCACGATCAGGTCGGCCATATAGTTGTCGCGGGAGGCGCTGTAGCCGCTCTTGGTCTTGGCGACCACATCAGCCACGCGAGAGGCGGTGACTTTGCCTAGCCGTGCTGCAAACCAGTCGTCCGTGCGCTGTTCCATTACTTTTTCCTCACCCAAACAATATCTATCTCTTTAATTGGTTCTTCGTCATCAGCCAATTCTTCAAACAAGTCGCACGAATCGTAAGCACTAACTGGTTGCGCTTTTGCCTTTTTATACGGCGGCCATGAAAACGCACAGAACCCCTCATCGTGTTGTTGATCAACGTAATAGATGCAATTACCGCAACATCGTTCGTCTTTATGCTTGTTCATGCTGCCTCCGGGCCGGTTAGTTCTTTCTTGCGGGCGGTAAACTGGTCAATGTGCGTCATGCGCTGCTCTTTGGTCAGGCGCTTGAACAACTTGGTCAGTTCTTCTACCGACACCGCCCCGTTAATCAGCGCGACCAGATCGGGGTCAACCTGCGGCGGTGAACCCTCGGGCAAATCCTCGCCGCTAAAGATGTACAGGCCAAGGCCGTGCAGCGCGATGCACTTGGTCAGGCAGCGCATAATGGCCGTGTTCACCGCAAACGAATCGGGATCAACAACGCTGCGGTTACGGTTGTCCATGACGGGGAGCAAGCAAGTCTTGGTGTCGCCTTTAATCTCCACGCTGACCTTGACCATCGCCGTGTTGTTCTTGAGATAGCACACCGGCATACCGCCCTCGTACTCATGCACGACGTAGCGGGCAGCCGGGTCAATCTTCAGGACTTCAGCCCACGCCCACGCCCATGACAAATACGACAGGCTGCCTTTCTTTTCAACGTGATCGTTGACGTTAATTTTGAGCAGTTCGCTCATTGACCTTCTCCAATTGTTCGTTAATGACGGCCATCAGTTCGGCCAAAGCCTTGTTACAGGCTTCTATGCGTTCTTGTTCTTCCAGTTCTTGCATCAGTTGGTCTTGGTGATGCCACCAAGTCATGTCGTCATCGTGCATGGCTTGCTCGCTCCTCTGCTGGGGTGCAGCCACCGTCGCCGCACGGGTCAAGAATGGCTGCTGTGGCGTATAGCACTACAAGCAGGATGGCTTGGGGTAACCAGCGGCTCACAGGTCGTCTCCCCAAGGGCCGTTCATCAGCGCGTCGTTGGTGGCAATTTCCTCAAGCTCAAAGATTGCATCTGCACCGAGGTCGCAAATGTCTAGCTTGATGTCGTGGTTGAGCGATGAGGCGGCCTTGTCGTTGTCAAGGAAGATGCCGATCAGGTCGGCAGCCTCAAGGATGATGCCGCCATCTAAATCCTGCGTGTACTCCACGCGAACCTCAAACTTGTTGTTGAGGGCGTAGAACGTACCGAAACCGTGGAAAGTGTCTTTGCGTGGCATATCTATTGCTCCTGTGTTGTGTTTATCAACGGTTCCCAGTTTAGCAATCTAAACGGCCATGTCAACACCCTAGGCAAAAAAAGTTTAGGCCGGTAGACTCCCGAGCATGGACATCCAGAAGCTCATCAAACGATACGGCAGCCAGCAGGCCGTTGCTGCGGCCCTTGGCGTCACGAAAGGCGCTGTAAGCCAATGGGTCAAGGCTGGGGCGATCCCTGCGGCTAGGCTTTGGCAGATTAAGGCCGGGGCTATAAAGCCGCCAAAAGGCCGTTAATGCGCGTCTTGCCCATAAAAAACGAAGAAACGCACGATTGGTTATTGCGAGTGCATTACGCCAAACGGATACCGTGCGTGTCGTATGCGTTTGGTTTGTTTGACGGGCAAGAGCTTAAAGGGGTGGTAACTTTCGGAAGTCCTCCCAGCCGACATTTGTGCGAAGGAATCGCTGGGCCAAAAAATGGGAATTTGGTGTTAGAGCTAAATCGTCTTGTATTTGCCGAGCCTGTAAAAAACGGGCCAAGCCTTCTTGTTTCGCATAGCCTTCAATTGTTACCGAAACCAACTATCGTGGTTAGTTTTGCCGATAGCGCCCAAGGGCATATTGGGTACGTTTATCAGGCGACTAATTTCCTATACACAGGTTTATCCGCAAAACGGAAGGATTGGAAAATAAAGGGGATGGAGAATTTACATAGCCGTGGGGTTTCAGCGTTGGCGCAAGGACAAGAAAGCGTTGCTGCTTATTTACGACAACGATTTGGAGACGATTTTTATGCAGAAGAACGCCCACGCAAACATCGCTATATTTACATTTGCGCGAACAAAAAAGACCGAAAACGGCTTTTAAGTGAAATGCTTTATCCGATTGAGCCGTACCCAAAAGGCGACAGCAATCGTTACGACATTGGGTATGTCCCTGCAACGCAAGGGCAATTGTTTTGAGTTTAAAAAACGAAAAACCCCCGGTTGGCGGGGGCTTGACGCGGCAGGAGGGCTGCCTTACGCTAGATTTGCGAATGAAGCGTGATGGAAGTCTGACTGACTGTTCTAGTCGTGTCAACCACCCCACCACGCCCAACAGCTCGGGTACTCTGGTCGGGGAAACAACGCACAGAGCCACCTTAAACCTAGATCGGGGCAGCCAGCCTCTAGGTGCGCGGCGTATCGTCGGGAAGCGCAAATGGCAACCGGAGCAATCCGGTGAAAAGTAGCCGACAGCAGGGTGGCTCCGTCAGTCATCTAATCTCTGCACGATCCACGTTAGGCGTAATCCGTCTTAACCGTGCAGAGTTCACCATCAGTCATCAGTTCTAAACCATAGAGAGGTTATATATGGGTGATGAATTCACTTACTTTCCGACTAAACAAGCTCAACCGGAAAAGCCGAAACCCAGTCACAACCTAGAACACCAGTTCCACTCCAATCAGGCTATGTGGAACTCGGCAGTACAAGAATCCCCGCTAAACCGCTTAAAGTTTTACGACGCACAGTTAGCCAGAGGCATTGAGGTCAACCGTGATAGGGTCGCTGAACTGATCCGAGAGGCTGGCGCTGCTGCCGTATTGTCGGATAGGGATACGATCGGGCTGGTACGCCAGCTTTGGGGTGAAAAGGCTGTGGAGAGACTTCGTGCCAGAGTTAAAGCGGAGCAATAGAACGTGGTGGATTATCTGGTTAGGGCGCTGCATCAACGAGGCAAGGCGTGAGATACAAGGCGAGGCGGGATGCGAACGATGGCCTTATTGGCCGGGCGCTACACGCAGCAGGGTTCACCGTCCTAGACTTCGCCTCAAACGGCGGCGTACCAGATCGTCTCGTCGTGCGGAATTTGCCCGACGGAACACCGTGGGTATGCTGGGTAGAAATCAAGGTAGAAAAAGGAAAACTACGCCCGAGCCAAGAAAGGTTCCAAGCGATATTTGAGCCACGCGGGGAGTTTTACGTTGCGCGTGATCCCGAGGCCACGGTGCGTGAGTTGATGGAGCGTTATTTAGCCGCCATTAAGCCCGAGCAGCTACGTTAGGCATGAGTGCCTTGCGAGCGCCTTTGTAATGCACGATAGCGGGGTCGGGATGCTGCGGCAAAAACTCGGGCAGACACGCATAATGCGACTCGGGCAGGTCTTGTACCTTTACCCGTTTAGCGTATTCCCGCAAAACCTCTTGATCCCCGTACCACACGCGGAACTTATCGGGCAGGACGTTGTACATCTCGGCAAGGTCAGCCCACACACCCCAATCCGAGGCGATGGTGCAGCAGCCCACATAGGGATAGACCTGATCCAGCGTCTTACCCGCGTACTCGCTGTAATCCTGACCGCGCTGGCGTGGGTTAAACCCCGCGTCACGGTTAAATTCACGGCGGGTCATCGCAACGACGCCCTCCAGCACGGCAGCCGGGTCAATGGGGTGCCGCATAATCATGTCGGTATCCATATACATCGCTGGTTCCGTCAGCCCCAACTCCGCAAAAGCATTGGTGCGCCATTGCATCAGGTACTGCCGATTGCCCTGCGTCACAAATACCCGCGAGACACCGGGTACGGCTGGCGTCTTGTCGTCTGTGACTTGAATAATGGTCGCATCAGGGTTGTGGGCGCGAATGGAAAAGACCATTGCGGTGGGCATGGCGATGTCGTCGCCAACGTGGAAGAAAACAAACATAGGACAAATATATGCTGAACTTAAACCGAAAACGACTATCCCGTGCGATATGGGACACCCTCTTTGCTGACCTGCCTGACTTGCCGTGGCACGTTATTGAGGACTTGGAGAAGTTAGACCCTGCCCGACGCACCGGCAGCACCAACCACGCCTCCCTAATCGCCTTGTGGGCGGTTATACGGCACTTCCGACCCAAGGTTGTAGCCGAGATCGGCACCTACATCGGCAAGTCCACGTTTGTGTTGGCGAGAGAGGGCGCAGACGTACACACCTGCGACATGACGCACGACTTCAAGTTGCCGCTGACCACCGCTATTACGCAGTACCACAGCAGCAGCACCGAGATGCTCGCCAAACTAGACGGCAACATTGACCTGCTGCACCTAGACGGTCGGCTACAGCCCAACGACAAGCCGCACCTTGAACGGCTGTTTACGCCCGACACCGTAATCACGCTAGATGACTTTGAGGGCATAGAAAAAGGGGTGTGGAACGCCATGCAAATAGACCTATCGCAGCGCATCCTCGTCTACCCGCCAGAACGTCACTTGACAGAGCGTTATGCGGTGGGAGATGCTACGACTGCAATCATCCTGCCCAACTC